ACGATAAGACATTATATATATAATTAAGAAAATATTTTAATTTTTTGGTATTATAGTTATTTCTAATGTCATGCTCCAATTAATACTATTTAATTCTAAAATATCTCCGTCTTGGTCAGTCAGTTTTATATGTAAATTGTTAATATTATTCAATGTATGGATTTTGTGTTTTGATGTAGTATTCTCATAAAGAATAATAGAATTAGGGTTTCCAGTCGTTGAAATACTTGCTAAAATAGAAGCATTAGACGGCGTTGAACTATTTATATTCTGTAAGATGAAATTATTACTATTTACATATACTGCCCTTACTACGAATAAATTTATCCCAATTGTGCTGGTTAATTCGTGTTTGTGTGTTTGAAGCGGAATGACACTTGCTACATAAGTTTGTCCGTCCTTAAACCCTAAAAGTTCAAAACAAGTTGAAGTTGAAAGGAAACTAAATTGATGATGACTATGAAAAAAATAATATTTATTCGTTTTTGCTAAATAAGTTATAGTTAAATCTCCGTTGTGCCCATGCTGTGTTTGTAAATTGTCTATTTCTGTCTTAATTTGTGTTGCTAATGTATTTACATTGTAATTTCCTAATGGAATACTAATTGAATACGCTGTGCCGTCTATTGTTAAATCCAATTTATTATTAGTGCTATTGACTACATACCAACTATAAGGAATTACAGCGTTTCTAACTGCTACATATACATCTTCTTTAAGCATATCAATTTCTATATTTGGAATAGTGAATATACTATCTGCTACATTATTGTCTAAATATTGCGTCGCTGTTTTACTATTCAAATATATTTCTAAATTCTCGCTCATAGGTATTCTATTATAGTATCATTAGACTTTAATATTTCTGTGTAGGCAAGTGTTTTTTGTTTCTTCTGCCGTTCCCAGTCATCACTGGGACACAACATATCTTCCGCCAATTTCTCATATAACGGAAACATATTTTCGTCTGGTAATAATTCATTTCTCGCCATTACATAATCTATACCTAATTTTTGGTAGAAATTATTACAAGGAAATAACCTAAGGTCAATATCTTCTTCACATAAATCTTCTTTTAATTCACTACAACTGCTACAAAAGCATTCATCATCATCATCACTTTTATGACTGGGGGTATAATCACTGCTGGTATCATCATCATCGCTTTCACTATTACTATACTCTGCCTTTTCTTCTTCTGTCATAATTAGAAAATCCATAATGTTATTTATACATTATAATATTACAAAAAGAATGACAGAAATACTTATTTTTCAATATTTAACGGATTGAAATTTTTGGAATATTTGCCTAAAACATTATCAATTGTTAAATAATTATAAGGTTCATCAAAACAATAGTCAAACAGCGTGTTACAATCTTTTTCATTCATACCAATAACTTCACGGCGTAATAAATCTGCCTCTTGGTAGTTGCGTGGTTTAAACATAGTTGTATAGAATATTAATTTTCTTAATAATAATGGTATAGCATTCCAAGATTGAGTAATTATAATCCAACAGCAGTTAGCGTGTCGTGATTTAATCAAGTGCCGTCTCAAACACCGCACCATATCCTTATCTTTCAATCTATCAACCATGTCGTCCAATATGACACAATTGTATTCTTGTTCATACCCTTCATCTATGCACTCTTGCTTGTTTGCTATACATTCATCTTGTATATCCTCTATAATATCGGGTTCAAGTTGATGGAATACTGAGGCATGTTTGGCGAAAGGATGATTTTTTGTTGAACTAAATGAACCTTCTGGCGTAAAATAGTATAATTTGTTAAACTTCTTTTTGTATAGTGTTTTGTCCCTAAATAAGTTCATAAGCAACGATGACTTACCGCTTCCAGCACCACCGCATAATGTCCATACCATTCCATTCCTTCTTGGTAGATTTTGATGTATATTTGGAATAAATATCTCCATTACCTCACGCACTGGGGTTGTCCTTGGTAAATTTGAATCTGTTTCACTTATCTTCATATATTATATAGAATATAATGTTATTTTAATTTAAATCTAAAAATTATTTTCTACGATTAGACTATATGGTAGATTATTTAGCAAACTCCGATGATGAACTTGAAAAACCAAGAGTAAAAAAGACCAAAATTGCTGAACCCAAAGATGATGTGAATGATGAATATGAAAAATCATTACCCAAAGCGAAGAAAGTCCGCAGAGAGAAGTCACAAGCACAATTAGACGGATTTCGTAAGGCACAAGAAAAGAGGGCACAAAATATAGCAAAACGGAAAGAAGAGAAGGAGGCAGAAATTGCCGAAAAATATTTGGCGAAAAAACAAAATCAAGTAGTTCAACCATTAGATAGCGAAAGTTCCAGCGAGGAGGAAGAGGTATATGTTGCTCCTAAAAAGAAAAAAGCACCGAAAAAAGCACCAGCACCGAAGAAGAAATCAAAAAGGAAAGTTGTAGTTTATATGAGCAGTTCAAGTGAAGACGAAGACAGCGAAGATGATGATAGTTCCAGCGAGGACGAACAACCAACACCTAAAAAGAAATCAAGAGTTGGTCGGCAATTGCCCGAGATTGAAAATATTAATTATCGCACATATTTTGCTTAATTATATATATATTAAAAGTATTTAAGTATTTATTATATTCGTATATATATAATGACATCAACCATTTATAAAATTTATTGTAAAGATAGTGAAATCACAGAAGTATATGTTGGGAGCACGGAAGATTTCCATAACAGATGTATTAATCATAATACTCGTTGTCATAATGAAAATAATGACCACTATCATTTGAAAGTATATAAGTTTATTCGTTCCAATGGGGGGATGGATAATTGGATTATTGAACCAATTATTGAGTGCGAAGAGGATACGAGATATGACGCAGAAGTGCATTATTTCAAGACATTAAACTCAAAACTAAATACTATTTATCCAAGAAGAACACCAAAAGAATATTATTTGGATAATAAAGAAAAAATATTAGAAAGACAAATTTTATATTATTGGGATAATAAAGAAAAAATATTAGAAAGACAATTTTTATATCAAAAAAATAATAAAGAAAAAATATCAAAACGAAGTAAAATATATTATTCGAACAATAAAGAAAAATATCAAATTGATATTCAATGTGAATGTGGTAGTATAGTAAGAACAACAGAATTAAATAGACATTGTAGAAGTAAAAAACACATACGATATTTAGAAACAATAGAATAAATTTTTCTCTCTAACTATAATATATAATGGTATCTAAGGACAAGATTAAGAAGATAGTTAAAAAGTTGAAAGGTAAGCGAAAACCACAGAAAAAGAAAACTGGGCAGAAGCAGAAACAAAAGCAGAGTGTAGTGCAAAATGTGCGTATATCAGCACCCCAGCAATCTCAACGAGCGATTGGTTTCCCTACACAAGTAGTTCAAGTCCCCTCGTCAGACACTGAATTTCTCCGTTCTGTTATCCAACAGCAGAATCTAAACAATCTTACAAGAGATTATCAAGCAAAGAACCCACAAGAGATAGTTAGATTAGATGACCAAATAGGGTTAAGAACACAACGTGCTTTTCCACAACCACCACCACCAAGTATAGAATCAACTATCCCAGAACCACAACAACCCAGCATGAGCGACCCTAATTTTAGGGAGGCAATGTTACAACAACAAGATATGATGGTTGCGAAAGCAAACGCTAATGCCCCTAAAAGTAAGAGAGTAAAAGTATCAAAGGATGTTGCTTTTGCTACGGCAGTTCCTATTATTGATGATGTTAAAACTGATAAAAAAGAACGAAAAGAACAACAAAAATATAAAAAAGCAAGCATTGATGAATTATTTACTATATATACAACTGGAACTCCAATACAACGGAACAAAGCAAAAAAAGAAGGTCTAGCACGTGGTTATACACAAGAAGAGATAGATAAAGCGAGTGGATTAGCAACATCAAAAAAAGTCCCAGTTGGTTTGACTACACCAAAGAAAGTTAATCCAAATTTAGAAGCGTTTTTTAAGAAGAAAGAGACACCAAAGAAAAAATAGTTTATTCATAAAAGAATAATATTTTTCTCTAATCATATATTATAATGAGAACTCAACGAGGAGAAGTTGAAGCGGATTTATCCGTTAATGAACCTGTTGTTGAAGAAGTTAAAGAAGTGAAAGTTGTTGAAGATATACCACCTAAACGAGTGTTTTCACATGATTTAAAAAAGATAAAATCATACCGCAAATTGCGTAGAAATTTCAAAATAAATAATTCCAAATTAGTGTTTGTTAATGATATG